ACCTCATAGCGGTCAAGATAGGTCGGCTCTGTACCGGAACAGAAGGTGGTTCGCTTTCTGGCATTTCCTTCGCCGCAGCCCAGCACATAGGCAAAGTTTTTCTGCACCGCATCGTCCGCCGCATAGGAGAATGACAGCAGGTTGTTGTACGCATCAGAGAATACGATATGAGGATTGTCATCCTGCAGCAAACTGCGGTCTGTTCCGGAAAACAGATCGCATTTCAGAGCATTTCCATCCAGCCGCACATTTGCTGAACCGCCGATGGTTTCACAAAGGCTGTACAGCCATTCTAAGATGTTGTCATAGCTGACCTGCATTCGTGCGGTGTTCTGCCAGCAGTCACCGGAAACCGTACCCATGGAAAAACCGGGCAGATTGCGGATTCCGGCAGAGATGACATTGCGGGACAGCACCTTGCGGACGATGTCCTCATAGCTGCCGTTTGCGGTAATGGTGGGATAGATGATTCTTCGTTCCAGCAGGCAGGCAAGAAACCGTCCGGTGACTGTCAGGTAATCGCCCTTTTCGGCATCCGTCTCCAATTGCAGAGATTCAATGATGCCGAAGTGCTGTGCATCATCGCTCCTCGCCACAATTCTGCCACGCTGAAAGATGGATACATTCTGCGGACTGGCAGCGATATACACCTCAAAACAGCCGCACTGGTAAAATTCAATATCCCACAGGAGAGAAGAATAGCTGTCACAGATTGCTTCCAGTGACACAGAAATCTGATCTTTCAAAGCTATCAAGCTGTAAATTTCCAACTGCAATTTTCACACTCCCAGATAAGAATTGCGGTGCATCAAAGTTACACGCAGCTTTTTCACACCACGTACTGCCTCGACCCGAAAGATATTTGTGCCTTCCTTCAAGGTCAGCCAAGTCGAACCGGAAACCAGCCGGTTCAGGATATTGCTGTCTACGCCATTGCGTGTCAGCGTAACGGTCTTGTTTCCGGTTTTCGTGGTAACCGTAATGACATCGCCGGTCAGAATATCGCCTTTGATTTGCAGATACTCGCCGTTTTCGTTGTAGATGGTTGGTGTCACGGCAACCACTTCCTGCGAAATGTCGCTGGGCAATGCCTCAATTCGCAGTGTGAATCCGGTTTCATCGCCATCATTGGTAATGGAAAACAGGCTGCTGTTGGAATACACACCCAAAGGAAACGGAGCATCGCTCTCCGGAAATGGAAAGTGAAATGCTCCGATCACGCCGCTGTAGTAGGCATAGAAAATATCCCGGCTGTACCAGTAAATGTCCGGACAGAGAATGGAGATCTGCCCACTGATCTGCTGCTCGAAATTTGACACTTCACAAGTTTCTACATACCCCTCGGCATAGACATCCATGTTTGCTGTTTTGTACCAGATCTTGATGTATCGGGACGGCTTGACCACATGATACAGCTGATGCCGCCGTTTCTCGATGCTGATGCCACGCATGGCAAAGGAGATGACCACGTTTCGCTTTTCGATAAAGGCGTTATTCAGGTAGCTGCCGTTCATGCCAGCATAGGAAGATGTGGAGATCGTTCCGGCAGGCGGATTCAGACCTTCGATTTTGGAGGTCATGTATTGGTTGGCGGTGGTGGACAGATTCACTTGTTCGCCGGATTCGTTTTCGAGGATGAGAGTGAAATACATGGGATACCTCCTTGCTTTTTCTGGTGGGGTGTGATATAATAGATAAAAATGATAGGGGCATTAGCCCTGTAAATCGGAATTTGTGTGACGAATTATGATATTTAATTTAGAGACGAGGTTGTTAAAGATGAATATAAAACGTATGATTGAAGAAGATAACAGAATAGGCAACTTTATCAATGGAGAATTCTTATCCTATGCTGAACAGAATAATGTTGATTTGAATTATAATGAATTCTGTTTTATTGCGGAAAGCGATGATGGTGAGATAGTGGGTGTTATTACAGGTCGTGCATATTATAATGAGGTGCATATAGGTGATTTGATTATACATAAAGCTCACAGAAAATGTGGATATGGAAGTAAACTTGTTTCAGCAGTTGAGGAAACATTTCAAAATGCAGGATATGATAAAATTACACTCACGACATTTGGATTTCAAGCACCGGAATTCTATAAGAAACTTGGATATATCGTTGAATTCATTCGAGAAGATAAAAATCCTAAATTATGCAAGTATTTTTTGTCAAAGCGAATCATTCGATAAATTCCAGTTTACCACTCTACACATTCAACGCATTCCGTGTCAACCGATAAATCTCCAACCGTGACAATGCCTTCGGCGATTGATTGGTCTGATTCACCGTTTTCCGGTTGTCCGTGTTGTAATAATTGTTCACCGTCCCACCAGAACTGCCGGGCAGCATTGCTCCGGAGATTCCATGCAAGCTGTAATTCAAATCAGAATCCATAGTCAGCTGCATGGCTTTCGCCACACCGCCCACTGCTTTCTCCACATACTTCTTGCTTTTGTCGATGCCGTTTGCCAGCCCTTTCATAAAGTCCGGCATCCAGCTTTCGTAGTCTGTCAGCGGGCCTTTGTCCGGAACCGAGAAGTGCAGGAAATCCCGAATGGTATCGGCAACATTGGTGACGCAGTCTGCCAGCCAGCCGATGGCACTCTGAATGCCGTCAATGATTCCCTGAATGATGTCCCGTCCCCAGTTCCAGGCATCGGAAGCCAGTCCCTTGATATATCCTACAGCGGCATCGAACCCATTCTGAATGGTAGATTTGATGCCACTGATTTTGTTGGAAACCGCAGAACGAATGTTGTCCCAGATGCTGGACACCGTAGAAGAAATGCTCTGCATCACGTTGGAAATGGTGCTTTTGATACTGTTCCAGATGTTAGATACCACCGACCGGATGGCGTTCAGAACATTGGAAACCGCAGAGCTGATCTGATTCCAGATAGACGATACCACAGAAAAAATGGCATTCATCACACTGGAAATCGTGCCGGAGATGCTGTTCCAGATGGAAGAAACCACATTCCAGATCGCAGACAAAACAGAAGAAATGAAACCAGATACCGCATTCCAAACTGTAGTCACCACATCTTGAATTGCCGTCAAGACCGTGGAAATTGTAGTAGAAATGGCATTCCAGATGGTTTCAAAGGTCGTTCGGATGCCCTCTAAAATGGGCGTTAAAAACGCCACGATCGCATTCCAAATGGCATTGATCTTCTCCGAGATCCAGTCCATGACTCTGCCCACAATGATCTGAATGGCTTCAAAAATCGTCTGAAACAGATAACCAAATGCCGTGATCAGCGGTTCTAAGGTGGTGTAAATGGCATTCCAAACGGTCGTAATGACGTTATGAATTGCCTGAA